ACCGCGGCGATCGAATAGTTCACGGCGACCTGACCGGTGTCGGGGACGTGGACAGAGATCCCGAGGACCCGGCTGGTAAAGGTCAGCGGCCGTTCGGTGGCGTAGCAATCTGAGTCGAGCTCGACGCGGACCGTGTCTCCCCGGGCTATCTGCGTCCAGTCGGGGTCGGATCCGAACGTGCTGATCGTGAAGGCCGTTGTCATCCCCGACGCTGCGGCCAGGTCCGCGTTCGCGTGCTTCTGAAGCGTCGCCGGGATGCTGACATCGTTGTACTGAACCGTCTTGGTCTTCCTCGGATAGCCAGCGGTGAGGAGCGCCGTCGCGGTAGCCGATCGGCGGAGCTGCGCGCCTTGGTCACCGGCGCCGACAGCTATGACCGCAGTGACGCCGGGGGTTACCTGACGGGCCGGCTGGCTGATGATATTTCCGCCGCGTCGGCCGCCGATCACTGCGTAGGGCTGAGCGCCGGGGAACAGCGACCCGAGGAGCGTCAGGGTCGGCGGCGACTCGGGCGCCTGGTACGCCTGCGTGTCTTCGACATACTCCAGCACCGCGACTGGAACGGTCGAGCCGAGCCGGTCGCCGAGGACGAGGATGCGGGTCGGTGCATCGAGGGTGCCGCCCGTGGCGAAATACCATTCGGGGCCATTCTCTGCATCTGCGAGCCGGCGCATCTCTTCTTCGACGGTTGTCGAGTCCCATGCGTGGATCGTCAGATCGGAGACCGCGGCGCCGAGCGTCGACCCGAGCACGATCCCGCAGTCCTGGCCTGCTACGGCCTGCGCATCAGAGATGAGCCGCCGGAACAGGACGTGATCGTTCACGTTCGCCAGGGTTAGCGGTTTCGACGGGATCTGCTCGAAGAACGAGCCCCATTCCGCGCACATGACGTCGAACGTCCTCGGTCCCGACTGGCTCTCGGACATCATCTGACCTGACCACACGGGCACACCGTCGCTGCAAACGAGAACCCCGGACACGGCGGCCGACAAGGCCGGGCGCCAGAACGAGCGGCCAGGTTCGACCGTCGCGCTGAAGGACGCTTCGCCGTGATCCGACAGGGGCATCGAGAACTCGAGGCCGCTGGCGGGGATCTGCTCGATTGGCCGCGGATCATCCCAACGGGTCGCGTACACCTCGAAGGAGGGCACCTACAGCATCCACATGCCGAGGACGTAAAACCCGTTACCCGCGCCGAACCCGGTGTCGGTGGCAGTCATGGTAATAACGCCCGTGCTGCTGGCGTAGGACGTGTGCCCGCCGCCATCCGGACCGCCACCGAGGTGGCCGTTCGCCGTCGACGGCACCCACCCCGCGGGGATGTTCACGACGTCGACGTTCGTCATATTCCCGGCTGCCAACGCAGATGTGGTGTTCACAGTGAGGTTCACGGATACGACCCCGTTGAGGCGGCGCGCGACCTGAGAGGTGATGGTGAACCCCGACGCCGGGGTGAACCCGGCGTTGATCCAGCCCGTGTCGTCCACAGTCGCATTCGATACCCAAGCGCCGTTCTGGTAGATCTTGGCGACATGGGTATCGAGCTGGAATGCCGTCATGCCGTCGAAGGCGATCAGTGCGGTCAGTGCCGCAGCGTTCGCCACCGGGATCGACGTCCCACGCAGGCCGGTCGTGACTCCGATCGCGTCGATCTTCGCGTTGGGGATCGTCGTCGCTGACGCGGCGTGCCGCAGCCTCGCCAACGCCAACGCGGTGGCGGGCACGGTCGGATCCGCCGGGATGGCGAGTGGTACCCCGACGATGACCGCGATGGTGGCCGTGACCGAGTCGAAGACGATGATGTCGTTACGTGGCAGTCCACCCATCGGGTTCGCCGTGAAAATGTCGAGCGTCAGATCAGTGTCGTTCACCAGGAGATGCGCGCCGTCCAGAACAGACGATTGGACGAGCGCGGCGCCGGCGAAGATGAACACGGACCCGGACGCGGTAATGGTCTGAAAGACATCGAGACCATCGACGACACCCGGCCGGGTGACCGACCCCGAGGGCATGAACAGATGCGAGAGGGCCTCCCGCTGCTGCTGCTCGCTATTCCCGGCACCGTCGTAAACGAACTGGCTCATCGTCTAGTCCTTTCTCGATGAGCCACAAGAGCTCACTGTTGATGGAGCGGCGCTCGCGTTCAGCGGCTGCCTTCACGGTGTCGTAGAGGTCGTCTGGGATGCGTACCGTTACAGTTGCCATGCAGTCAGCGTAACACTGCTATGATTGCAGCGTGACTAGCGCCAATGAGCAGAGACGGCTAAACGCCGAGGCCGGGTTCTGGGTCCGCGTGGCTGAACTTGGCGCAACACCAACGGCTGTCGCCGTCTACGTGGGCAACAAGACTCCCGTCAGGCTCATCTGCTGCGCGGGACACGCGTGCAGTCCCACACCTAACAACGTGCAGAAAGGACAGGGGATCTGTCTCACCTGCTCGAACCGGGACCCCGTATCCGCTGAATCGGCGTTCCTCGCCAGTGTTGCTGAACTCGGGGCGACCCTGGCCCCAGGTGCGTCCTACCGCGGCGCGGTCACCCCTGTCGCGCTCATCTGCAAAGACGGTCACGCGTGCAGCCCTAGACCGAACGATGTGAGAGAAGGGCACGGCATCTGCCAACAATGCGTCGTGACCTACGACCGTACGTACCTCTTGCAGCACGTCCTTGGGGCCATCAAGATTGGTGTTGCCAGCGGAGATGCGCGAGTGCGGCGACACCTACAGAGTGGTTACCGACTCGTGGGACAGTGGCAGGGACTTGGACACGAACAGGCTTTGCTCACCGAACAGCAGTGCATCGGCTTCTGGCGCAGCCGGGGCTGGTCGCAAGTCGATGCGGCTCCGAAGGACGGACGCACCGAAACAACGTCTAGTGAGCACCTGCCAGAAACGCTGGCATGGCTGAACGCGCTCACGACCACGCGCCCTCGCGCCCCCACACACTGAGTTGCGCTGCCGAATCGGCCACGTCGGCCGTCCACGTGATCGAGCCGCCGCCCGGCTGGACGCTGAGCCAGTCGCCACCGAACGTGACGTGGTGACGCACCGACACCTGCCCTTGCAGCAGAACCCTGCGGTTCGCCAGATCAATGTCGAGCCATTGCCCGGACGCCAGGACTGCCCCGTACCGCAGCCACGCCCCCGTCTCGACCATCGTCGCGACAGGGTTGGTGGTCGCGCCGTCGATACGCAACGTCGGCCAATACTGGGTCGTCCCCGCGTTCGCCACCCGCACCGCACCCGGAGTCACCCCCGGCGGGATGCCGTAGTCCACGGGATAAGCCAGCGGATACAGCAGGCCCGCGCCGGGCGTATCCGACGACAAACCCGCCGTCGCGAACGACCTGGCCCCATACTTCAGCGGATCCGGGGCGGTCACCTGCAAGTCATAGGAGAAGGACCGGTCGCCGTACCACACGGTCTTCACGGCCGACGTGATCCGCGCCATCACCGTCAACGGCCCGATAGCGTCGTTGTCGACGAGCAGCTCGTACACCGCTTGCGGCCGCAGTGCAGCCAGCTGACGTTGCGCCGCGTAGGCCTCGCCGGGCGTCGCCGCGTGGACACGGCCGGTGATGTCGACGACCCGCTCTGAGCTGGTGCCCGCGGCGTCCCACGCACCGTCTTGCTGCATTCTGGGTTGCAGGCTGGTGCGGGCGGCCGGCGCGTCGTCCCAACCGACCAGGGTGGTGACGACACGCATCCCGTCCGCTCCGTCGTCGGAGGTGAGGACGACACCACCGATCGTCACGGCGTTGCTCATGCCAACGCCATACCGAGCCGGCGATCCACCGACCGGGCTACGTTCCGGCCGTCCAGGTCGATGTGGACGCGTGCCATGGCGGTAGCGAGCCGGTCGTAGTCGATCACGCCAACCCCTCCACGATGCTCGGCTGGGCCTACGTTGGTGGCGGTGCGAAACTCGGCGGCACGGGTGGCCGACGCGTTCATGACCTGCTCGCCGCCACGCAGATTGACGAGCTCCGGGCCACCGCGGTCGCCGAGGACGGCCCAACCCGGCAACGCCGACTGTGTGCCCGCCCCGTACCAGTGCGGGTTGCGGCCGAGCCAGTCCGAATACGCAGCAGACGGGGAGCCGTACCGGTCGCGGATGTAGCCGAGGCCCCATCGGCTCTGGGTGGCCGGATTGGTGCGCCAGTCCGCACCGGCGGACGCCATCTTCGACGCGGGCAGAGCCTGCGGGATGCCGTAGGCGCCGGATGATGGGTTCGTCGCGTGCGTGTTCCAGCCGGATTCGCCGTTCCACAAGGCGCGCAGTGCGGACCAGTCCGCTTCGGGGAAGCCCATCGACCGCATCATCTGATGCCCGATGGTCTGGTTCCCTGCCGACGTTCCCCCACCGTTGCTCGATCCGCCCTTGAACGGGTTGAAGAAGTCCTTCGCCCAGCCGAGCATCGTCCCCGGCAGCGACTTCATGGCCTGACCGATGATGCCCAGCCCGCCGCCGGGAATCTTCCCGAGGAGACCGGACACCCACGACTTGACCTTCCCGAGAGGACCCGACAGGAGGTCGAGGATCCCGCGGGTATGGCCGTAGTCACCGGGTGTCTGCGTGTAGTTCGACGCGCCCATCAGGAAGTTCGTCGGGTCGACATAATTCCCGCCGGGGTGCTGCAGGGTGAAGTGCAGGTGCGGGCCGGTCGAGTTGCCGGTCGAGTCGGAGTAGCCGATGACCTGGCCCGCGCCGACCCTGTCGCCCTGGTTGACGATTGTCCGCAGCAGGTGGGCGTACAGGCCCTCATAGTTCCCTGCGAGGGGCAGTGACTCGATGATGTGGTTGCCGTAGCTCGACGCCATGTGTCGGACAGCTTTAATGACACCCGTCATGACGGCGTGGACGGCGGTGCCGGTGCCGACGGGGAAGTCGACGCCGGTGTGGCCGGGGTAGCTGGGGAACGGGCGCCCGAAGTCGCCCGGGACGGGGCGAACGACACCGCCGGCGGCGAACCCGCGCGGCTCCGGGTAGTCGAGTTGGCCGCGGTGCAGGGCCTGCAGGACATGAAGGTGCCTGGCGGTCTGCCTCGCGGGCATCACGTATTCGCCGGCCGACAGCATCGCCGGAACCGAATCGGACGTCGCCGTGCCCGGCCCGCGGACGGGCCCGCCGTGCGCGAGTTTCACGGGTGCGATGTAGGCGAGCCGAGTCGACTGGCCTGTCGCCTTCGCGACGTCGTTGAAGAAGGCCCGAATGCCCTTGTCGTAGATCGTCGTGATGACGAAGTTGATCGGGTCCGCGATGTGCTTCTTCAGGGCATTGAACGCGTCGGCGATGAACCCGAGGGCAGGCTTGATCGCCTTCGTCCACAGCCATGTCCCCAGTGCGCCGAACGCCTTCAGCACGGGGTGGATCACCTTGTCGTAGACCGTTTTGACGCCGCCGCCGAGGGCATGGAAACCGCCGCCGATGAGTCCGAAGGTGGGCTTGCCGACCTTCGTCCACAGCCAGCCGATGAGCGACCCGACGCTGTGGATGGTCGGGCTGATGACGTGGCCCCACACCCATTTGACGCCAGACCCGAGGACGCCGAACCCGTCGCCGATCAGCTTGAAGAAGGGCTTCGCGGCCTTGTTCCACAGCCAGGAGATGAGACTGCCGACCGCGGAGATCGCAGGGTGGATGACGTGATCCCATACCCACTTCACGCCGGTACCGAGGGCATGGAAAGCGTCGCCGATGAGGCCGAACAGCGGCTTCGCGACCTTGTTCCAGAGCCATCCGATCAGACTGCCGACGGCGGACAGAGCCGGTTTGACGGCATGGGTGTAGAACCAGGAGGCAGCCATGCCGAGAACGATGAATGCGGCCTTGAACAGGATGAAGATGCCTTTGGCGATGTTCCAGGCGATCTTGATGACGACGCCGATGACCGTGAAAACGGGTTTGAAGATGTGGGTGTACAGCCAGGACGCGGCCGCCCCGAGCACGGAGATCCCTGCGCGGAAGTCGCGGAAGGCGGGCTTGATCGCCTTGTTCCACAGCCAGGACGCGACGGCGCCGATGGCAGAGAACGCCGGGTGGATCGCCTTCGTCCACAGCCAGGACGCGGCGGACCCGACCGCGGACACACCGGTCTCGATGCCGTGGAACGCGGGCAGAATCGCCTTATGCCACAACCAGCCGACGAATGAGCCGATCGCGTTCCACGACGGTTTGATCGCCTTGTCCCACAGCCACACAGCGGCGTCGCCGACGGCACGGACGCCGATCTTGATGCCGGCGAATGCGGGCTTCAGTGCCTTGTTCCACATCCAGATCCCGGCGTCGCCGACCGCGTGCAAGGCGGTGTGGACGATGTTGCGGAACGTCTCGGAGTGCTTGTAGGCGTAGATGAATCCGACGACGAGCGCGGCGATTCCCACGATGATGAGCGAGATCGGGTTCGCGTCCATCACGACGTTGAGGAGCGCCTGCGCGCCTGCCCACAGCTTCGTGGACGTGACGATCTTGCCGATCGACTGAGTCATGCTCGGAACCGTTCGCGCCCTGTTGGTGAGGTCGAGCACCACGAACGCGGCGGTGAGCAGACCGATCCCGACAGCCCAATCCTTGAGTGCGCCGCTGTTCTTGCTCACCCATCCAGGGAGCTTCATCGCGGTCTTCAGCATCGTCGTCAACGGCGGCAGGAGCTTCCCACCCAGGTTGATGCCCGCGACTTGAATGCCCTCTTTGAACCGGGACAGTTGAATGTTGAATGTCTTCTGGGTCTGGCCCCACACCGAGATGTCGTTGCCGGTCTTCGACCCGGCGACCCCAATCTCCCGGATCGACTCCTTTAGGTAACCGGCGGACCCACCGGTGAGCTGCAGGGCCGTGTTCAGGCCGGCCGCGCCGCCCATGATCTTCGTCAACGCACCCTGATACGTCTTCGACGTCGCCGTGCCCAGCTTCAGGGAGTCGTTGAAGCCCTTCGACCGGGAGTAGGCGGTGAGCCATGACTTCGCTAGGACGGAGTCCATGCCGCCGAGGGTTTGAGTGACCGACTTGCCGAACTGGCCGGCGGATCCCTGGCCGTGCATGAACTCGGTCGCCAGCTTCTGCGCGGCCGGGGACAGCTGCGCGAACATGGTCGTTGCTGCCTTGCCGGCATCTTTCGACTGGTTGAACGTCTTCAGCATCGCGATGCCGGACGGACCCATCCGCTTCAGGATCGACTCGGAGACGAGGTCCAGGGTTCCGGACAGGCCACGCTTGCCGAGGTTCTTCGACAGGTCGAGAGCGTCCAGGCCGAACTGCGACATCATCTTCTGCGCCTGCATATTCGGCGCCTGCAACGCACGGATCGCGAACGCAAGGTGCTGCGTCGCCTCCTGCGCGCTGGTGCCGTGTGACGTCAGGGTCGCGACCGCGCCGGCGACCTGAGCGAACGAAATGTGCGCCGCGGACGCGATCGGGAGGACCGTCGACAAGGACCCGGCGAACTCCGTCATCGTCGACTTCGCCCGACCCGACGCAGCAACAAGTTCGTTTGTCACCGACACGACCCCCGACGCGGGAATGCCGTAGGACCGCATGATCGACGTCAAACCGTTCGTCATCACACCGAGGCCGACCTGCTCATCCGCTGCTGCCTGCGCCGCGGCACGGAGCACCTTCAGCCCGTCAGCGCCACGGAAGCTCGCCTTTTCGACGGTGTACATGCCCTCGGCGAGGTTGGTGGTCGACGTCCCCGTCTCGACCGCCATGTGCTTGATGCCGGACGACACGAGCCCGATCGCGGTCTTGTTCTCGCCACCCGCCGTGACCAACAGGTTCATGGACTTCTGGAAGTCACCGGCGCCGGTGAGTGCTTCCTTCGCGAACTTGCCCACCTCGAACACCGCGAAAATGCCCGCCATGCCACCGACAGCTTTACCGAGCCCGGCGACAGCGGACTTGGCTTTACCTGCACCCTTCGCGAAAAGGGACATCTTCGCGCCGGACTCTTCGACCACCACAGCGGACTTCGACGCCTGCGTCGCCGCAGCCGCCTGTGCCCGCTCGAGGTTCTTCGTCGCACCCGTCGCACCCGCTGAGGACGTCTGGACGCCACGCTGGGCGGCGGCGACACGTTCCTCGGCGGTGATGATCTGCGACGCGGACGCGCCTTCCTTCCCGCGCGTCTCCACCAGCTTCGCTTCAGCGACCCGCAGCCGGCCCGCAGCGTCAGCTTCCCGCTTCCGTGCCGACGCGACCTTCCCCGCGGCTGCGTCGACCGCGGAAGCGGCTTCAGCGGCCCCGCGTTCCATCTCCGCAGCGACCAGGGCCCCGATGCCGGACGTCGAGGCCTTCGTGGACGTCCGCAGTGCGGTGCCGTACTCTCGGCCTGCCTTCGTCCCAGCCGCGCCGAGAGGAACCTGGATGCCCTCGTTGACGAGCCTGTTGAACAGGGACAGGTTCGGCAGGATATCTACCCATGCGGCGCCGGCTCGTGCCATACCGACACCTCCCGGTGGGTCTATGCGGTCAACTGCGCCCGGTTCGGTGGGAGCAGTTGGTCGATGAGGGGTTGCATCGCGGCGCGGCGCTGAGCGAGTTCACGTTCCTGCTTCTTCGCCGCGTGTCGATCCGCGGCCGCTATTTCGGCTGGCGTCGACGGCCCCGGGCGGGGC